TCACCACCACCACCTTTAAATGCAGCATACTGTGCTCCACCAAGATTTTGCTTAGTGTATTGTGAAGATGGTGCTGCTGGTGCAGGTTTTGCTGCTATTGTTGGTTTATTTAATGGTTCACCAGCACCAACTTTTCTGGAAATTTCAATTTCTTGACCAATTTTACGACCTGCAGCGCCAGCAGCACCAGCAACAGCAGATCCTGCTCTCTGAGCAGCACCAGAAACTGCTTGGCCAGCAGAAGTAGCACCACGAACTGCTCCCTGAGCCGCCCCTTGAACTGCTCTTCCAGCAGAACCTAAAGCACTTTGACCAGCAGAAACTGCTCTCTGAGCGGTTCCCTTAACTGCTTGAGCAACTGGAGTAACTGCTCTCTGAACTGCTGCTCCTGCTCTCTGAGCGGCACCAGATGCCGTTTGACCTACTCTTTGAGTGGCACTACCAACAGCAGATGCTGCTCTCTGAGCGCCACCAGCAACAGCATTTCCTGCTCTCTTAACAGCACCAACTGCGGTTTGACCTGCTCTTACAGCACCTCCTACGGCACGATCTGCACCACCGGCAGCACTTCTTATTCCACCAGCAACAGCAGATCCTGCTCTCTTAACACCACCGATTGCAGTATTAGCGGCATTTTGGAAAAAACCTGCTTCGATCAAATATTGCTCGTCAAGAACACCAGTTTCAAAAAGAATTGAATCAATATCTTCTACTGCCATCTCTGACATAAAAACTTCGGCAGTATTATATCCTGGAACAAATCCATTATGTACAAGATAATCTGCTACAGTTTGATATGCTTCAGAAATAAATTCTTCCGTCAAATATGATTCCCAGAGATAATCTTCATTAACTTGAGGGGCATGAACTGCATTATATGCCTCCATCAAACCGACTACCTGATGTGATGTAATTCTTTCCATTTTACCATTTCTTTTTTGTATATTGGTATTTATAAAAAAAGAGTGTCCGAAGACACTCTATATTAAAGTTGGAATCCTGCGAAGGAATCTTTTGTAACGTCTTGCTTAATACCACCAATGATATAACTTTCTACTTCCGTTTCTTGTGGTGCAACTTGAAGTCCTTTGGAGGAAATCCAGTGCTCAGTCCAAGGAAGTGGATTATTCTTTGCGGGAATATCATAAAGTGGTTTAAGACCAATCGCTCTCATACGACGATTAGCAATCCACTCAACGTACTGCTGAAGAAGTTTATCATTCAAACCAATCATTGAACCATCCTTGAACAGATACTCTGCCCAAAGTTTTTCTTGATTGACCGCACTCTCAAAAGTCTTATAGACCCATTGCTCTTCTTCTTTAGCAATTCTTTGCATCTCAGGATCATCACCTTCCTTCCACTTATTCATAATGTTTTGAGTGATAACCAGGTGTTGATTCTCATCACGAGCAATCAGTCCAATGATCTTTGCACTTCCTTCCATAAGTTTGAGTTCGCCAAAAGCAAAACTACAAGCGAAGCTGACATAAAAGCGAATACCTTCAAGAATATTAACGTTTGCAACTGCTCTAAACAGTTTTCTTTTGAGTTCATATCTTTCTGCCTGTGCGTAGGGAACTAATTCTTGGGCATGTTTCCAAAGTTCAGAAGTCCCATAATTTTGAGCACCATTGATGAAGTCATTATATGCTTCAGTCACACTCACTGCACGTTCGAGAATACGATCATCTCTGAGAATAGTATCAAACACATCCGAAGGATCTGAATATACATTTTTAATAATATATGTATATGAGCGTGAGTGAATCATTTCCATAAACTCCCAGACCTTCATACACGCTTCCAGTTCTGGAAGTGAACAGTAGGGAGCAAATGCCATTCCAGGTCCACGACCCTGAACGCTATCAAGCATAACTTGATATTTTAGGTTAGAAGTAAAAATATGCTTTTGTTCAGGACGAAGAGACAAATAATCTCCACGATCTTTCTGTAGGGAGACCTCTTCAGGTCTCCAAAAATATCCTAGTTGTTGAGTTGTGAGTTTTTCAAAAATTGGGTATTTGTAAGAATCGTATCTTTGAATGCCCAGTGGTTGACCAAAAAACATTGGTTGTTTTTTGGTGTCTACCTCCTGAGAGTTAAAAACGGTCATTTGATTAACCACTTCTTTCTCCGTGCTATTTGTTTTAAATCTTACAAGACTCACAATCTTCTTCTCCCGAATTCAAAATGTCGTTAATTAAGTCATCAACAGATGGTTTAGATTCCTCCACTTCATCTGTCTTAATATCATAAGTATTCTGATAGTAACTGGTTTTCCAGCCGTACTTATATGTAGTCAAAAGATCCTGTGCCATTACGCTAACAGGAACTTCATTATTGGGATAATTCTCCGGATTATAGGACCAGTTTCCAGAAATCGCTTGATCGAAGAACTTCTGCATAACTGCAACAATATTAATATACCCACGATTGCTAGGCATATCCCAAAGAAGCGTATAATTGTTCTTAAGTGTCTGAAACTGTGGAACAATTTGCTTGAGAGGTCCTTTCTTGGACTTCTTGACTGAGAGGTATCCACGAGGTGGTTCAATGCCGTTTGTGGCATTAGAGACGACGGAACTACTCTCTGAGGGCATTTGTGCCGAGAGAGTGGAGTTTCGGACTCCATACTTTTTAACACGTTCTCGCAATCTTTCCCAATCATAGTTCAGATTATTTGGGACAATTTCATCCACATCTTTCTTATAGGTATCTATAGGAAGAATACCTTGACCATACTTTGTTCGATGAGAATATTCGCAAGGACCCTTTTCTCTAGCAAGTCGGACAGTTGCTCTAATTAAATAATATTGGAATGCTTCTGTTAGATCATGCACTAATTTCCAAGCACCAGGATCACCATAATGTTCGCCATGTTTGGCAAGATAATGTGCTAGACCAATATATCCTATTCCAAGAGAACGACGTGCTTTGGTGGCGATTTCTGCAGACTTAACAGGATATCCTTGAAAGTCAATCAACTCATCAAGAGAGCGAACAGAAAGATCGCAAAGTACTTCCAACTCATCAAGTGATTTCAATTTACCAACATTAACTGCACTAAGAATGCAGAGGGCAATTTCGCCATCAGTACTATCAATGTGTTGAAGTGGTTTAGTAGGAAGTGTGATCTCTTGACAATTATGGACCAGAATATTATTTGCAAAGAAATTGTGTGTTCCTTCTACAGTAATATCATAAACTGGGATTTCTTCTTCAAGGTATTCAATCTTAAGCATTTTTAGTTCTCCGTTGTTGCCACATAATGGTTGATGTTATTGATGCCTTCTCGGCAATAATTTTTTTTTCGTCTAAGGTTCTATGGTTAGGATTAAATTCTAAACCACTTCTTTCTTCAAGAATTTTAGTATAGTTCGTCCTTTTTCCCCCAAATCTATTTTTAGAAAATGCCTTTGGGAAATCTACATTTAGTTCGTTTTTAGAATATTTAATCAATCTTTTTAATCCTGGAATAAAATTATATTTCTCAATAAATTTAAGTCCAAAATTAATCAAATCTTCGTCACTATATCCAGAATGGTTTGGATTATTAGATCCAGTAGTTCTTATTGAAATACCAGTTCTCCACTCTTCCTGAACCTCTTGAGGGCATCTTGGAAGCATCCAACCACCAGTTCCACCTGAAGTGGCATTATATCCTTTTTTAGTATCACTTTCAAAAAGGTTAATAAAATGAGATTCTTTTTCGTTGATAAGATTTTCATCTTCTGTTTGATAAGTTTCAATCACAGATAAGTCCCAACAATCTTCACCATATTTTCTAATAGCAGAATGAAATCTAAATTTAGAACCATTTCTTGCCGATGATAAATGACGATTCCAACGATGTTCTAATGAGTATTCAGTTTTTCCTATGTAAGATTTTCCGTTATTCTTATTGGTAATTTTATAAACAATATATGTTTTCATTATAGGAAGTGTAATCTCATAACTATTTATAAAATAAAGAAATTACACTTCCTATCATACTAGTTGATTACCAACTCATCTGTTTCAGTTAAGTCCTTTGCCATCACATACCCACGATTTTTTGTGAATACTTGGTGCTCTGGTGTAACTACAATACTCTTACCACTTTCTTCATCAGTAATTTTCATTACCTTTGCTTTTGGTGATGTTTCGGCAAATGCTGTAATAGGTGCCCATTCTTGTTGATTAGTTTCTGTATTATAAGAAAGAACTTCAATCTGAGGGGCATTTGAGTCATACATTTCACACTGCCTCATAATAATATAATCTTCTAGGTCTTCTATTTGAATTTCTTTTTCAAGAACATTCCAATACCAAACACCATATTGGTCTCCAACAGATTCTGGATACTTGATTTTAATTTGAGTATCACCAGCAACACAAAGGTTACTCATCTCAACCTTATCAGTAAAGGATGAATGTGAATTACAATGGTCTATATTCATAATATAGATACGACCAGTCTCTGCTCTTTCTTTCAGGAGATCCAGAAAGAGTTCTTGAGCATCAATAGTTTTTCTTGGAACAGATGAATCTCGTTCATAACCCACATAAAGGTCGTCAAATCTATCAGTGCCAAAAGCATCATACAAACCAGGAACGTCGTGTGGAGAGAAGAGTGTAATTTCTCCGTTTTGGATGAATCGCTCATAGAAGATTTTACTGATTTGGATAGAATAGTCTAACTTACGAACACGATTATCTTCTGTTCCTTTGTTATTTTTTAATACTAAAATATCACTTATTTCTTGATGCCAGATAGGAAAATGGACTGTAGCAGAACCACCTCTGATGCCGTTCTGAGTGCAACACCTGACAGTTGCCTCAAACTTCTTAAGGAAGGGGACCACGCCTGTGTGCTGTACCTCTCCGCCTCTGATTTTAGCGTTGATGCCACGGATGCGACCTGCGTTGATACCGATGCCTGCCCTTTGAGAAACATAGCGACCAATAGCCATATCACTACTGAAGATGCTATCCAAGGTGTCATCAACATCAACAAGAACACAACTTGCATATTGACGAAGTGGTGTTCTAACTCCTGCCATGATGGGAGTTGGGATGTTGATTTTGTGTTTGGAGATTGCATCATAATATCTCTTAACGTAATCTAGGCGGGTTTCTTTAGGATATTTAGAGAAAATAGTTGCGGCGATCAACAGGTACATGAACTGTGGAGTTTCATAAACTTGTCCATTACTACGATCTTGTACAAGATACTTGTCAACAACCTGACGAAGACCAGCATAGGTGAACAAATAGTCACGACCATGATCAATAAATGACTGAAGTTTTTCAAACTCTTCAGCATCATATAGAGCAAGAATCTCTGCATCATAAACGCCCAGTTCAACACATTTTTGAGTATGATGACGAACAGTTGGGCACTCATACATTCCACCAAATAATTGTTTGCGAATAGCAAATAGAAGCAAACGAGCGGCGACAAATTGATAGTTAGGATGCTCAAGATCAATCAAGTCAGAAGCGGAACGAATGAGAATTTCTTGAATCTCTGCGGTTGTGATGCCATCATAAAATTGAATACCAGACTGCATCTCAACCTGCGATGCAGACACTCCGGCAAGATCTCTACATGCTTCCTCGACCATAATGTGAAGTTTATTCAGATCCAGATTCTCAGTACTTCCAGATCGTTTTACTACCTTAGTCCCGTTACTCATACCTTTTTCCACTCATTGAATTTAATTTTTGCTTCTAGTGCTCTGTATGTATTTGATTTTAACACATCCATAACCGAAAGTCCAGCGAGCACCATATCGTTGATATCTTTTTGCTGAACCGCTTTTGGCCAAATGACTACTTTCTTACCTCCATCGATGAGTTTGGAGATCCTATTGCAGATTTCCTTATTGCGGGGTTCATTATCAAGAACGTACACAATATCATCGCCCAAATTAAGACTATCGAGTAGAATATCCGATCCGCACATTGCGATGGCATTTTGAACAAACGTTGAATCAAATGGTCCTTCTGTGACATAGATTGTTTCATCTGTACTTACCTCGTTTAGTCCATAAACTTTGGGAATACTATCATCTAAAATCACTGTAATGTATTTAACATTACTAGGACCTAGAGATCTTCCTTGAAATCCAAAAATTTCACCTTCTCTAGTGTGCAATGGTATCACTATGCGACTTTCATCTCTTACAATCCTACTAAATGTGGATTTTTGTGTGTTAGTCCATTCCTGAAATTTATCAGCAAAATAAAACTTTTCAGGATTTAAAAGTCTCTTTTCAAGATATTGTTTGGCAATAAGATTTTCAGATGCTTTTGGTAAATCTAATTTTTTCTTAAATGTAGGTTTCTTAAACTCAAACTTTGGTTCTTCAACCACAAAGTTTTTGCCAGTATGACCTTCCTTAAACTTTTCAAGAGTATATTGCTTATGAAGTGTTGGATCTATTTGTTTGAGAAAGTTGTTGAAGGATAAACTTGCCCCACAATTGTGACACTTGAAGTTCGTATTATTCTTGACAGTATAGATGTATCCCCGTGTCTTATTTTTGTTTTTCTGAGAGTCACCACAAATTGGACATCTAAATGTAAAAAGATCTACCTTAACTCTCTTAAACTTGTGTAGACGTGAGGATACAAGTCCAATATACTTGGAGTCAATCAGATCCATTATTGGGGAGGGCGCTTATTTCAGTCTTTCTAGTCTAACGTTATCCTGAGTGTTTGTCAAGATATTTGAAAGAATTTCTGAATTATTAATTGCAAAGGATGCAAAAGCAAGAGCACCAATACCTATCCAAACCTTTTTTTCCAATCCTTGCAATTTTGTTAATACTGTAGTGTGATCTCTATCCATCTTGTCTCTCAATTGATCAATTTTTGAAAAAAGTATTGCGTCCGTTTTTTCATTATTATTAATTTTTTCTTCATGGACTATGAGCATTTTAGTCACATTTGCATTTACTTCACTCAACTTTTCAATAGCACTGTCGATGCGTTGCATCAACTGATCAGTAGTATGAATCTTTTCTTCAAGAATCGCTACTTTTGTCTCTATTGTTTGAGTTGGTGGGTACATTGGATTTATTATGGTTGTGGGGTTCTTTTTTGTAACCAATTTTTGCGGAATCCCGCTCCATAAATGTATTTATTCTTCTTTCTTACTGGAGGATTATCACCTGCTTCTACTGTACCCGCAATTTTTCCACCAGCAAGACTATTAGTGGGAGCACCAGTTACCATACCCTCTTCTTTAAGAGATCTAATAATATCAATAATTCTATCTATTTTGCTTTTCATTAGATCGATTGCAATTGTTTTAGACACTCAAGGTCTTCTTCTATAATATTAATTTCAGTTTTTGGATATTCTGGAAGTCTATTTAAGAAAACTAGAAAACTCTTAATGTAAGGCCAAAGGTCTTTTTCTAAATTATAAAATAATAAGGGAACTGTAGCATCATCAAAAACATTGAATAATACAGTGAGGTGATTAAGAATCAAATGAGTCTTAAGCACCCCAGTATTTTTATATCGTTTCAACATCCGTTTTACATATTTTATTCTTTTTAAATCATCCTCAAAATCGTCTTTGGTGACTGCCTGAGGATTATCGTAGAATTTTATAGCAAATAACAGATAGTTATCCTCATTCAATTCATCAAATCTCATATATTATCTAACTGTTAATGTAGTAGTTCCAAGACCAACTGTTGCGGTAGTTCCTGCACCACCAACATTACGAAGAAGAACGTCTCCAAATTGTGATGTGAACGAACTAATTACACCAACACCATTTGAACCATCGGTAATTACACCGACAAATCCCTTACTCATATCAATTTTCAGTTTTGTTGCATTGGTTCTTGTACTGTATGTGACAAGAAGTCCTTGTGTAATTGTTGATCCAATTGTACTTGCGGTTCCGATCTGAACAGAAGTAGTTCCAACAGCAACAATAGGAACGTTTGTGAGTTTACCTGCAACTGTGAGGGAACTTCCAATAGAAACACCTGCTACCGAATCAACAAAAATGTTAGTTCCACCAA